GCCTTGCGGAGCCAGGCGATCACGCCGGCGGGCGCCTCGGGCGGATCGGTCATGGAGCCCTCCTCGTCTCGCTTGAGCACGGCCAGGCGCTTCGCGTTGGCCCCTTTGTCGACCAGTGAGACCCGGGTGATCTCGAGGTCGGTCAGTCGCTGTGTCATCCGAAGACCCTCATGCCCTTGCCCCACACGGAGAACGCGCCGAGCTCGCCCTTCACGATCTGGGTCCAGATCTCCGCGTCCGGGTAGTGGACGCCCATCACCCAGGAGCCGGCCTTCACGACCTCGGTGCGATCGTCGACGCCCCAGACGAAGTCGATCGGCGCGATGAAGCTTTCGACGGGGAAGCCGATCAGGGGGCCGTCACCTTCCTGCAGATGCATCAGGTCGGCCCCGCCTTCGCCCTTGGCGACGGCCTCGAGGAAGCCGTGAGCGGCCTTCTCGATGTCGTCGGCCGTGTACCAGTCGCCCTGGCTATCGCGCGTGGTCTCCGCGGTGCAGGGCTCGAGCACGACGCCATAGGCGATCTGCCGGGCGACGTCGCTCTTCACGATCCGGGCGGGCATCGCGAAGGTGGCCATGGTCGGGATGCGGTCCATCAGCCCACCGCCCTACGGCCGCAGCGCGGGCACGGCCCCCAGCGGACCGGATGGCCGAACAGGAAGCAGATCAGGCGCTTCATGGCAGGTAGGCCGCCAGTAGCGGCAGCACAGGGTTGGCCTGAAGGTAGTGGCTGCCGATCTCCCCGGTGATGAAGACCCTGCCAAGACTGGGATCGTGGAGGATGCGATGGGTCATGGCATCAGGATCATGTAATAGGGCTTGCCGCCCCAAGCATCCCCAGCGGAGAAGGTCGCCGGGAGATCAGTCTTACCAACGATCAGTCCCGAGGTTTGCGGGGCCCTTTCCGAGGCAAGGGCCATCCAACTTCCGGGGAACGTCGGCGTCGCGCCAGCTGTCACGATCAGGAAGCCGAGCGCGTATCGTTGCCCGATAATCGTCGTGTAGTTTGCGGACAACGCCAGGGCATAGTGCGTCCAAACGGCTGCCCACAGGGCCGTATCGTTCGGTGTCGCTGCGACCAGTGTCCCGTTTCCGTTCGCGGCGATTGACCAGAGCCCCATCCGGCAGAGCGACGGCGTGGGCGCGGCCGCGGTGTCGCCCGTCCACATCTCGATCTGCGTACACGTTTCAGCGCGAGTCGCGGTGAAGTATGTCAAGGCCAGTTCACTGGCCACGCAGGCGACGCTCCCTGCCGAGAGTAGTGCTCTCGGCAGGGACTCCTGCCCCACGGCCAGCGCGCCCAGAGGCTGCGCGGCGTCGACCCATGTCCCCGGTGATCCTGCCGTGATGCAAACCCACACTCGCCCGTTCTGCGCGATCACAAAGTCACCAACGGCGAACGTGCCGGAGGCAGGCGGCCCACTGGTCGCCCCCCCGACGTACCGGGTCGCCGCCGTGGCCCCGGTGAGGCCGAGCGGCAAGCCGATCGAGCTGGACGAGGGCGGAAGGTATAGAGGCATCGGTCAGCCCACCGTGACGCGCGCCGCGCCGTTGGCCGCCGCCCAGTAGCCACGAATGGCGCACTGGACGAACCGATCGGGGACTTCGAGGTAGGAGTTCGCGGGCATCTGGACGGAGTAGTTCGTCAGGCTCACGGCGGTCGTGCCATAGCCGAGGTACAGGACAGCCGTGCTCTCGTTGTAGACCGTGGCCCCGATGCGGGACGGATCGGCGGCGAGGATCGCGGTGTCCGCGACGAGCGCAGAGACGGACGTGCGCGCGGCGGTGGAGGCGCCAGACTGCAGCGCGATCAGCGACGTGAGCCGCTGCGCGATCCGCTGGAGCCGGCCATTGAGACCGGACGACGCGGTGTCAGTGGCGGGAGCTGTCTCGGTCAGCGCGCCGGTGAGGGTTGCCTGGGCTGTCTGATTCGCTGCCGTGGCGCCGCCTGTGACAGCCGCAGCGCCCGTCAGCGCCGCGAAGACCTCGGCTTCGGTGGGATCGGTCGCGCTCATCGGGTCTCCTCGTCGTTCATCGCGCCACCACCGGGCCGAAGGCGCGCTGGCAATTCGGATGCGCGATCGGGTAGTCGTTCGCCTCGTCGAGCGTCCGGGTTGATCCATCGGCGAGGTCCGGATCGTCGTGCTCAGTCCAGCCGCACTCGGGCCCGTCGAAGACCTCGACCTCCTCGACCAGGCCGGAGTCCTCGTAGCCGGCGATCGTCGACGTGTTGTAGGCGTTGGCCGTCTCGGTCAGGGCGATGGTTTGGGCGCGGCTTCCGAAGAGCTCCCGCAGGCCCGGGGACGTGTCGGTCCCGGCCACGAGCTGGTCCACTGACAGCCCCCGGGCGATCGCGTCCTCGACGCGGTTGCGCAGGATCTGGCGGATCGTGTCCGTGATGCTCGTGACGTCGACCCCGATCAGCTGGCGCACGCGCTTCGTCGACGCGGCCGCCAGGTCGAACGTGAGTTCCACGCCGAGCTGCTCACCGAGCGCGGCATAGGCCGCCTCGCCCATGGCGACGTACCAGCGCTCGAGCACGACCCGCAGCCTGGCCTTCTCGTCGGTCCAGTCGACGTCCGTTTCCGAGTCGAACGGGAACGCCGCGTCCTTGTGGACACCGGCCCGTGACAGGATCCCGTCGAAGTAGTCGACGAGCTCGGCGGCCATGGCCGGCTGCGTCTTGGCGAAGAGCTTGCCGCGAGCCGCGAGCGCCGCGGGCGTCGCGGCCTTGGCGAGGCGGCCGCGCGCGAAGCGGAGCATCTCGTCGACGAGCGGCATCGCGGACTCGACCCCGGCGCCGCGGATGAGGGTCGTCATGCGGCCGTCCGCCCTTCGACGAAGGCCTCGAGGCGCTTGCGCAGCTCGGCCAGCTCGCGGACCTCGGCGCTCCAGCGCTTGGCGATCAGCCCGCCGTCCATCGCAGTGAGGCCGGCGGACCCGCCGAACGCCAGACCAGGCGCCGGGGTCGGAGCGGTGAAGTACTCGCCGGCGAGCTCGGGCGGCAGGTCGTCGAGGTTGTAGAACCGAGCGATCGCGCCCTTCGTGATGACGCCCATGGTCCAGAAGGCCTGGGTGGCCAGGATGTCGGCGGCCATGTCGCGGGAGTCGAGCCGCTTCGCCTTGAGCTCGACCGACGTCAGGGCCAGGCCCTTGGCTCCGAGGAGCGCGCGGTCGAGCCGCTGCTCCCAGGTCTCCTGGCGCGGCTGAACGATCGAGTCGTTGTAGATCTTCGTCATTTCGAGCGCCGTCGAGCCACCGAGCGACCCGATGATCGGCCAGCCGACCCGGTACGGCGGGACGCCGTGGGCGATGCAGATCTCGAGGGCGTTGTCCTGCTTGTAGAGCCGGAAGCTCGCGTCCTTGACGTCGACGGAGAGCTTCTCGAACCGGACCTTCGCCTGGGTCGCCTCGTCGCCGGGCATGCCTGGGACCGGGATGACGACGGTCCGGTGCGGATCGCCCTTGATCGTCCGGAAGTGGTCGAGGATCTTCTGCTCGAACTCAGGGGACACGTCCGCGCCCTCGACGATCACCGCGTAGGACGGCACGGCGTTGTTGTCGAAGAAGCGGATGTTGAACTCGGCCTGGGCCCGCCAGCCGGCGATCGCGGACAGCGCCGGAATGTGATCGGGCAGGCCGTAGTAGCTCGAGCGCGGCGTGTAGTTCCGGATCACCAGGAGCTCGTTGCCGGTCCAGTCGCCTGAGACCGTCCGGTCGGACCAGGCGCCGGTCGCCTTGTCGACGGTGCCCTCGATACCGTAGCGCTTGAACCAGACCGCCTTGCCGCCGCGCTTCTGCGCGAACCGACGGCCATCGGCGTGCGCCCGGATCGTGTGCGAGGGGACGTGCCACAGGCCGTCCGGCGTGCGGTCGGTCGTCCGGCCGACCTCGAGCGTCGCCCAACCGATCGACTCGAAGTCCTGGTGGGCTTGCGTGATCCGCTGCGCGAACGATTCGTCGCCGCGCTCGTCCTGCTCGACGGCCTCGACGAACGTGCCCCACTTCGCCTCGTCGGCCGCGCCGGCGCCCTCCGCGACGTCTGCCTTCACGCGGAGCTCGAAGCCGCGACCAGCGACGTCGGTCGCCTTCTGCTTGGCGCAGCGGGCGTGGAGGGTGTTCCCCTCGAGCATGCCCGCGAGCTGGTCCATGTCGTAGAGCGGGTGGACGAGGCCGCCCTCGCCGGCCTCCCTCGAATACGTGAACGGATCGTCGGCGAGCTGCTGGCTGACCGAGTCGGCCTTGCGGATCCGGTTGCCCTCGGATCCCTCGGTGATCCAGAGCGTGGTGAGCACTGGCGGGGTCATGCTGCCACCGCCTCGGGCTGCCGAACGTCGAGCACGCGCCCGAACGCGCGCCGGCGCAGCTGGACCGCGATGCCCGCGGCCATCACGTCGTCGTCGTGGTAGCCCTCCTGGGCCTCGGGCCGGCCGTCGTCGCTGTAGGCGAACGTGCTCATCTGATCGACCGTGCCGGCGTCTCGGAGGGTCAGGGCGCTCGTGCGCAGCGCCTCCTCGAGCTGATCGACGAGGACCGGGCGCGAGGCGTTCGTCGTGAGCCAGCCGACGCGCTTGTCGGGCGCCCGGTAGATCCGATATGGCGCCGTGCCCGCGTGGAGCTTCGTGAGCGCGAGCAGGACGGCGTGGCCGTGGTTGTTACGCTCCACGCCCACGATCACCGGGTGGGCGTTGGCGGGCTCGGCGTGGCGCGCGAAGCGGCGGGCGAGGGCGTCGAGCTTCGCGGCGAATACGTCGGGCGTCCAGCGCGCGCGGAGCTGCGCGACCTGCTCGCCGGAGTCTCGCTCGAGGACCGTCGCCGAGCTCCAGTCCGACGTCGTCAGGCCCTCGCCGACGTCGGCGCCGATGACGTAGACGTGGCCCGCCTCGGGCTCTCGGTAGTACGTCACGCCCGGCTCACCCATGCGCCCAACCTCGAGCTCCTGCCGTGTCAGGTCCTGGTGACGGAAGACAGGCCGGCCGGTCGAGACGATGGCCTCAACGTCGTTGGCCGGGTATTCCTGGGCGAACTTCGCGTCATCGAGCTGCTCGAGCTCGGCTCGCTCGCGCTCGAGCCATCCCTCGGCCTGGCGATCCGGGTGCGCGCTGAACGGGATGAACACGGCCCGCCAGCCGTTCGTGCCGGCCTTGGCGGCGAGGTAGATCTGCGAGTGGAGCGCGCCCTGGCCGTTGGCCGAGCTGATCGAGAGGACCTGGCCGAACTCGACCACGGGCTTGAGAGCAAGGAAGATCTGGCGAGCGAACGGCTGATGCGCGTGCTCGTCGAGTACCACCAGCTGGGCTGTCCGCGACCGGCCCGCGTTCTGTGTGGCCGGCAGCGCCTCGATCTCGCTGCCCAGCGAAGGGAAGCGGATCGAACGCGCGTTGACGATCGCTCGTGGCCGCCAGGCCGGGAGGCGCTCGTACATGTAGGCGACCTTGGCGAGCAACTCCTCCGCGTCATCCTGGTTGCGGCTGATGAGCAAGACCGACTGGCCGGGGCGGCGCATCGCGACCCACAGCGCATACATCGCCGACAGCCAGCTGACGCCGAGCTGGCGCGCCTTCAGCACGACGCACAGCCGATTGGCCGCCCACAGTGCCAGGAGCTGGAACTGCCAGGTCCACCCGGACGCGGCGAACGAGATCTCGGCTCCCTCAGCGGCCTTGATCTTGCAGTGCCGGGCGAAGGTCTCCACATCGGCCAGGGCGGCATCGCGCTCGCGGTCGAGCGCCGCGCGTTCCGAGTTGGCGTCGAGCCGCTCGGCGGCGATCGAGAACGGATTGCGGATCGGGAAGGCCGGCAGGACGAGCGTCATCAATGCACCAGCCCGCTGGGGGATTCGTACTCGGCGGCGAGGGCGCGAAGGTGGCCGGTCGCCCAAGCCTCCAAGTCCGGCCACGCTGTCGGGGGCGCGACCTGCGCGATGAGATCCCGCGCGAAGCGCAGGACGAAGTCGCCGAGCCGCTCATTTCGCGCCTCGCGGCGGTCGGCTACGTCGGCCTCGACCGCCTGACTCCCGGTCATGGACGCCTGCCGGATGGCGCGGACGTGGATCGCGGCGGCGGCTTCGAGAGAGACGGTCGTGTTGCGCCGCTCCACGACATCGGCCAGGAGCTGCCCGGTCCCGTCGAGGTAGCTGTCGGCGTAGCGGATGGTCTTGTCCAGGAGGGCGAAGGGATCGCCCGAGCCGGACGGCAGCCCCAGCTTGACGACGGCGATCTCAGCGGCCTCTTTCGCGGCGGCCTTGATCCCGTTCGGCGACGTCCCGAGGTGCTTTCGGCAGTGACCGGATCCGACGTGATCGGTCCCCCAGCCCTTCGGCTCGCAACACGGCTTGGCGTCATTGAAGAGTGGATTGGTCTCGGCCCCGCAGTGCTTCGCGGGATCGAAGGTGACGGCCAGGCTGCGCCCATCGTGCTGCCAGCACAGGCCGTTCGGCCCTTTGCCTTTCAGCGCTCGGCACGGTTCGCCCATCCGCCGATAGCTCGTGGCGGGAGCGCCGCAATGGAGCGCCGGATCGAAGGCTACGCCGGGCTTCGTCGCGGTCGCTGTCATGCGACGGCTCCCCGGACGCCGGCCATCGAGAGGAGGCCGAACCAGGCAGGCGTCGCTGGCCGGATCCATCGATCGGCCGCAGCAGGCGCCACCCGGGGAGCTGCCATCTCGATGCAGTGCACGTTGATCGGGCCAACGCATCGGGAGAAGCACGACTCGGAGCCCGGAGAGTTGCTCGGGCTCGTCGGCCGGCACACGTAACGGCGCGCCTCGGGATGCCCGATCGGCCAGAAGGCGATCAGGTCCGAGGCGTCGCGCGTCAGGTGGCAGGCCGCGCAGATCATCAGGTCAGGACGCCCTCTCCTGACGGCCCGGCGTCTGCCTTGTGGGCAAGGACGTGGGTGCAGTTGTCACACGATCGATGGTTGCCGAGCCTGTCTGCCCAGCGCCATTCATCGTCCGGGTTCGCCACGGGCAGACCGCACACCGTCGTCGCCGATCCCGGCGCGACCATGTGCCAGATGTCGCTCTCTGTGGGTGCGGGCAGATCGCCCAGGACGCACCAGTCGAAGTCGGTCATCAGGTTCAGACAGACCAGAAGGGCGGCGATTCGACACCAGTCCTTGCCCGAGCGGCAGCGGCATTGGCGACCTGGATCGTCGGGCCACCGAGGTACTTGAGAACGGCGTCGATGACAGCCGTCAGGACCGGGATGAGCAGGAGCGCGGTGTTCCCGAGCGCCCCATTCAGGATGGTCAGGTTGAGGCCGACGGCGCTAAGGCCACCGACCACGAAGATCACGACGAGGCGCTGCAGCGCCTGGACGAGTGCTGGGCTCACGATGTCCCTCCGATGGTGAGCGGCTGACCGCTCGGTGGCGTCACGGTCACGGGTTCTCCTGGACCGGACTGGGCGACTGTTCCCTGCACGAGCTTGTCCACGGGCACGACCTGCGAACGCGCCCACCAGTTCGCGATGCCGACGAACGCGGAGGTCAGGCCGATCTTCTGGTCCGGCGTGATGGGCAGACCAAAGGAGACGGCGATGCCGAGGGCGCCGGCCGCTCCATTGGCGAGGGCCACCGGCTCGTTCTTGGCGCGCTCGACTGCCGCCCTGACCGGGCGAAGCGCCGTGAACTTCATGAGACGGTCGTCCCGCTCGCCGGGTCGACGCCGACCGTCTTGCCGTAGTACTTCCCCGACAGGACCTTGACGGTGAAGGCGCCCGACTTGCCGTCGCAGGTGACCCGATGGGCGACCACCGTGCACGGCGCTGAGAACGCGGTCGGGTTGGGCGTGATCGTCCAGCCCGGGAGGATGCAGCCGGTCACGGGGCGCAGCGGATAGACCCGGATCTTGGCGCCTGCCGCGACGTGCCAGTGAAAGATCGTCGGGGCCGGAGGAGGAGGCGGCGGAGGAGTCGGCGACGGCTGGTCGGGTGCCTTCCAGACCTCGAAGACGTGGCCGAGCTGGTTGTACGGCAGGTAGCACTCGCCGTTCACACCCCAGCCATTGCCCCACGAGTTGGCAAGGCGGAAGCCCTTGCTGTCGTCCCACCCGCGGCAGCGGATCGCATGCCCGCCAGCCTGGTAATCGAACGCCGGGAGGATGCCGGCCGAGTTCGGGCCGAAATACGAGTTCGCCCAGGTCATCCCGAAGACGACCTCGCCGAACGTCGCGATGGCGGCCTTGATGTCGGCGACCGTGACCGGGACCGCGTAGTACGCGGCGACCTTGTGCAGCGACGCCGCAGCCGGGTTGCCCACGACCGGGTAGCCGACCTTGAGCAGCTGGTCCATCGCGTTGCGAACGACAGCACCGGCGGGGCCGCCACCGATGCGTGAGAAGAAGAGGTCGTGGTCGAAGTCCCACCATTTGGGCGCCTGGTCGTCGTAGTCCTGGAAGTCCTTGACGCCGGCCGCCGAGAAGGCCACGCACTGCGGCGTGGATCCCTGGTTGAGGACCGGCGGGACAGGAGTCGAGACGTAGACCGCAGGAAGCGCGACGGGGACGTCGACGCCGAGCGCGGCGTACAGCGCCTCGATCGGGTAATCCCGATCGTCAGGCGGGCTCTGGATCGCGCCCAAGCCGTAGGTCTGGTCGGTCATGCCATTGCCTCCACTTCGGCGTGCATCCCCTCACGACAGAAGCCACACGTCACGACGACCGGCTCGCGGCAGCCGCAGGCGCAGACGCACGTGACGGCGGGCTCGGGGAGCGGGCGCGGATAGGAGGGGGCAGTCCCGTAGTCAGCCGGATCACCGTTCCTCCGCGCCCGCTCCCGGAACCTGCGAAGCCGTTCGCGCTCGCGGTACTCGGGGTGCGCCGCGCGCCACGCCCGCTGGTACATCGCCGGGTACTCGGGCTCGTGCCAGTGCCCGCCGCGGGAGCCCGGGCCCGTGGGTAGGCGGTTGGACATCGCGCTCACGGCAGCATCCCGTGGATCGTGTCGCCGGCGAAGCCGATGAGGGCGAGGATCGACACGATGAGCAGCAGGACCGTTCGCCAGTTCTTGACAAGCCAGCCGACGGTTGTCTGGACCGGCTTGATCCGGGCTCGCAGGATCAGGTCGTCGTCATGCTCGCGGTCGAGGTGCTTCTTGAGCTGGACCTCGACGATCTCGACGCGGCGATCCGTGGCGACCTTGTAGCTATTGAACTCGCCCTCCCAGCGGCCCCAGCGCTCCTTACTGGCGGCGGCGTTCTCGCGGATCTGGTCCGCTAGGCGGCCCTCCATCCCGCCGACCATCGAGACGAAGCTCTGGATGAGGGCGGAGATCGCGCCGATGCTCGCAACGACATCGCCGTCCCGTGGCGGGTGCACCAGCAGCTCCGGGGCCGGATCGTCGGTCAGGGTCACAGGGACGAGCGAAGGGGTTGTGCCGGGGATGACGGACCCCGGCGGCCGGGCGAGCGATGGGCGCGTGCGGCTCGCCAGTGTGTGGTTGCCAGCCGGGGAGTCGAACCCCGTCTCTCCGGGTTATGGGCCCGGCGACTTACCGTCCGTCCCGCCGGCGCAGATGGGACGCCCGGACGCGAAGAGGAGTCGACGTCCGGGCAGGTGTCCACAGCTCCAAAGCGTGGGCGTGTTAGCCGCTGGCGGCTACCCGTGCTTTTCCACCACGTGCTTTTCCACCGTGCCGTTCGGCCTGTCCGAGCTTCCGAGCGGCCCCTCCGATGGTCTCCACGCCGAGCTTGGCGAACACGCTGTGGAGGTGCCCGTCGACCGTGCTCTCACTGATCCCGAGGGCCGCGGCTGCGGCCTTGCGCGAGCCGCGAGGGCCTGTCACGAGGTCGAAGACCTGCCATTCGCGGTCGGTCAGCGGACGCGGCGGCGTTGCCACGTCAGCCTGCACTCGTTCGATCACTCGATCTGCACTCGTTCGCATCGGAACGGCGCGGATTGGTGCGGGTCTGTGCGGTGTCCCCACGAGGAGAAGTGGGGTGGCCTACGGGGATTGAACCCGTAACCTTCGGAGCCACAATCCGATGCCTATGGGCGTGGCCCACGTGACGGGCTGCACTCGATCTGCACTCGTTCCATTTCGACAGGCCGGCCAATCGAGCGTCCACGGGGTCAGCTTTCCCGCTTGAGGAGGTCGTCGACGCGGTCCGCCGCGTCGCGCAGGGCGCCCGATCCCAGGTGGGCGTAGACGTTCGCCGTCAGGCTCGGGTTCGCGTGGCCGAGCTGGTCGGCGATCGCCCGCATCGGCGTCCCGGCGGCCAGCTGCAGGCTGGCGTGGGCATGGCGCAGGTCGTGGGCGCGCATCGGGCGCCAGCCGACGTCCCGGAGCAGCCGCGGCCAGTGCTGGCTCGCGACATAGCCGGTCAGGCGGTCGTGGGACCGGGCCCCGCGGAAGACCGGCGAGTCCAGGTCGACGGTGGCTGCCCGGCTGCGGTGGGCGCGGAGCACGGGCAGCGCGAAGGCCAGGATCGGCACGGTGCGGACGCTGCGGGCCGTCTTGCCCTGGCGGACGGCGACCGTGCCGCGCTCGAGGTCGAGGTCGCGCCAGTCCAGCGCGCATGCCTCGCCGAGCCGGAGACCCGTGGCCAGGAGCAGGACATACAGCGGGCCCAGCCAGTCGTCGGCGATCGCGGCGACCAGGCGGCGCGCCGCGTCACCCTCGAGGATCGCCGTCTGTGCGTGATCCGATACTGGGCCCTCCACGAGGGAGGCCACGTTGCGCGGCACCAGCTCGTCACGGACGGCCGACGAGAGCGCGGCCCGGATCGTGTGGTGGACGTTCTGCGCCGTGGCGGGTCGGCGGATCGCGGCGACGTCGTCGACGAGCGCCTGCACCTGGCCGCGGGTGAGATCGTCGAGCCGGACCTCCCCGAGCGCCGGGATGATCCACGTCTCGGCGGCGGAGCGGTAGGTGGCCGTCGTCTGCGGCGCCCGCCGGCGGCCGACCTCGAGCAGCCACGCCTCGAGATGGTCAGCCACGGTCGGGATGTCCCAGCGACGTGGTTCGGCGTGCTCCGCCCGGAGCCGTCGCAGGAGCCGCTTGGCCTCGGCCTCCGACGCTGCGTAGCGGGCCACGCGGACGAGCTTGCCGTTCCGCCAGCCCGCGCTGATGGTCGCGCACCACGGCTTCCGACGCCCGGGCACCTGGTAGATGCTGCCCTGGCCGTTCCCGCGACCCTTCACCTTGCCCATCCTGCGCATGATGCGCCTCCACGAACGCGGCGAGGTCCTCTGTCGTCACGCGGATGATCCGCCCGGCCCGGAAGTGACCCAGCCGACCCTCGCGGATCCACGCCAGCACGAGGCTGCGGCTCACCTTGAGGGCGTCGGCGACCTCGGCTGGCGTGAGCGTGGTCGTCACGCCAGCCCCAACAGGAAGACGATCAGCCCGACCACGATGGCCGCCGAGAGCAACATGAGCGCGCAGCCGATGACGGCGAACCAGTTCATCCCCAGCACGCCCGACAGCGCGACGCCCGCTGCCCCTTGCGCGGCTCGGCCCATGCGAACCGGATGCCGCAGAACGTGTAGCCGAGGCGAGCGTCAACACGGTCCCGTCCGGCGAACCGATGGGCGGTTGCGGGATCGACGTCAAGGATGACGCTCATACGTTCGCCAGTTCTAGGAGCACGTCGGCGTGGCAGGGCTGGTCGAGCGGGCACCAGCAGACGAGGTCATGGCCGCGGAGGGGATCGAGGCCGAAATAGGGCCGGTTGGACTGAAGCATGGGGAACCATGCCCGGAACCACTCGACAGCGATCCTCGGCTCGGTCAGACGCTCGACGCGGATGTTGTGGTCATAGACGCCGGGCTCACGATGGGTGCCGATCGGGAAGGGCAAATCCGTCGAGCCGAGCCACAGGTATGTCTCGCCGAGAACGAACGGGTTTCCCCAGCGAGACGGCCGACCGACGTAGACCGCGCCATCGGGCATCCGCCAGCCCTTCGTCCGGCGGCGCTGGATGCGGGCGCTCATACGCCGATCCCCCAGCCATCCTCATCCGGCGACCAATGAGCCCGGCGCACGTACTCGTCCCAATCCACGATCTCCTCCCGTCGCCGGGTGGCGAGGAACGCGAGGAGCAGGAGCAGCGAGATGGCGGCGATGCGGGTCATGGCTCGCTCGGGGCGAGGGCGGCAAGAGGTTCGAGAAGGCCGAGGGCGCCCTTTGCCACGTCAAGAGCGCGGCCAAGCGTCACCATCAGGTCCAGTCGGGTAGGGCTGGTGACGTATCGCTCCATCGCCACGATCTCTGCCAGCGCCGCCCGCAGCCGGGCGATCTCGGCCTCTGCTTCCTTGCGTCCCTCGGCTACTCCCTCCCCGAAGTTCATCGCCATAGCCGTGGCTTCCTCGTACTCGTCAGGGTGCCCGCACCAGCCCGGAGGCAGGGACATCACCACGGCGGTAGCGCACGACTCGTATGACCAGCCGTGCCTCCCGGTCGCGAAGTGATCCTCGATCGCCGCCGCCAGCGCGGCCTCGGGAGTGTCGCGGGTGGGCCGCGAGATGAGGGTGAGGATCGGCGTGTACTCGAGGTCGATGTCGGTCATGGGAACGTCACCTCCACGGCGATCACGCCGATGCTCAACGGGGCCAGTTGGCGGAACGCCGCCACGTCCAGGTCGATCACGGTCGGGACGCCGTGCCGGTCGCCGCAGTGGCACCAGTCGCCGAGGATCGTGCTCACGCACCGCGGGCCGGCGCACACCGATACTTGCCGACCGCGCCAGCCCGCACCGAGCGCCGCCCGGAGCGCAGGGCCGGCAGCGGATACGCCGATCGGGCTGGCGAACCAGGAGGCAATCCCCGTCACGGACGCCGTAGGCACTTCGGCACGGACGGGCGCGACGCTGGGCACAGCGCGCACCGACGGGGAGGGGGTTCGGGATGGTTCGGCCCGCCACGCTGTTATGGGACTCGGGCTCCCGGCATTAGCGACGTTGCCCGGGCCAGTGGCCGGGTCGTATCCGGGTTCCAGGCCGTCCGGACCACTTGCGCTGGACAAGCCAGCAGTTACGCCGGTGCGGCTTATGAATGGGACGCGCTCGAACTCCCCCGCCGGCACCACGCCGGACACCACCGGGACATCGCTCGCCGCGGGGAGGGCATGGAGGGCAAGTACGGCCAGGAGGACGAGGAGGGCTGCGACGATGGCGAGGGCGCGGCGGATCATGCTTCGCCACCCGCATTCCACGGTGCGTTCGGGTGAAGCTCCTCGGCGTCCAGCGGTATGTCCGCCTTCGGGATGGGATGGAGGGCAGCCCCAAGAGCGTCGGAGACTTCATCGAGCACGGAAAGCGCCCTCTCCATCTCGGACGTGTTCAGGATCAGACGATCAGCAAAGATCACGGAGTTGGCCGCGGCAACCGTCGCCTCCGCCGCCGTTTCGATCTTGCGAAGACGAGCAATCTCGGCCTGGTATTGCCGGATCAACTCGCGGTATTCGTCGGTCCCGGTCGGCCAGAAGACGGCGCGGTCGCCGAGAATGTCGGCGGCCTCGCTCTGCTCGGAGAACGCGTCCCAGGAGTGGAGCTCGTGCAAAACCTCCGTCAGTGCGGCCAGCCCGCGATCGTCGGCGATGCGGCCGGCTCGCTGCATGGCGAGGTCCGGCTCGGCGTCATTGCTGGTGCGGACGATGCATGCGGCCGGCCCGCAGACGCGAACCCGGACGCCGACGCCTTCGGGCAGCGCGAGCCAGCCCGGGCCGAACGCCGGGCCGTAGGTCGACGCGATCCCGCGGACGGTGCGGGTGACCCGGGCGGAGGGGATCGGGGTCCGCCCGGGTGTGAGTCCACGCCCCGGCGTGGCCGTCGCGACGGGCGACGGTGACGGGCTGGCCGGCCCGTAGGGTGCCCCAGCCGCCGACTGCGATACCCCGGCGAGCGGCGATCCGGACGCGGCAGCGGGCCCGGACAAGTCACGGGACGCGGTGCTCGTGGGGATGGCCGCTGGCCGGGAGGCCGCGAGAGCGGCGCCGGGATCGAGCGCGGAGAGGACCAGGAAGCCGGCGACGATGCCGACGGCGACCGCCGTGGCGATCAGCGTCCAGAGCAGCGTCCAGGCCCCGAGCTCGCGGCGGGTCATCGGAGTGCCTCCCAGGCGAACTCGTCATCGCGGTCGCTCTCGAACTCGCGACGGTCGCCCGGCATCCAGTCGATGCGCTGGTATGGGAACTTCGAGAGACCCTTGCCCTGATGCCACCAGTCCGGCGGCGGGTTGTCGACGCCGTGCCCTGCGGGCAGGATGCACCGAGTGGCCATCGTGACCAGGCCAACGGCGGACCGGCAGCGCGCCGCGGTCACGGATTCAGCTCCGCGATCACGATGCGCACGCCTGGGCCCTCCTCCGGCTCGGCCCAGTCCTTCGAGGAGCGACAGTCGACGACCTGTCCATCGTCACGCCACACCCCGGCAACAGTCGCCGCGTCCCCGATGGCGCGGACGAGCTTGTCGAGGTCATCCCGGGCGCCGATCGGGCGGGGTGGGGCCGACGGCAGGAGCCCGTGGCGCCCGAAGTGGGAGGCGGGGCGAGGCAGGAAGAACGCGACCTCGAGGCGGACAGCCCCGGTCATCGGGAGGCCCTCCCGCGCCGCGAAGAGCGCGGCCGCCAGGTCGTTGCGCCAGCTCCGCAGGCGCGGGTTGTCGCTCGTAAGGACGGCATGGCCACCTCGGACGAAGCCGCGCATCGAGCCCTGCGGGATCGGGACGCCCCGGACGCGGACGAAGAGGGAGCGCCCGGAGGGGCGGACTTCGGCTGCCCGCTCGAGTTCAGCGAACATGGGCTCGGTCATGACGCGATCCGATGCAGGATCGAGGCGATCGCTTCGGGGACCGCGCCGCGAGGCGGACGATCCCGCTTCTTCCAATCGACGTCGTCCTGGGTGCGATCGGCGTCCTCCCGGAGCCGCTCGACGTGGGTGATGAGCTGGGCGACGACCGCCGACCACGAGGACGAGCGCCGCATGACCCGCTCGAGCTCGCCCGGCTGGTCGCACATCGCCGCGTAGACGACCGCCCGTTGACTCGGCTGCTCATCCTCGCGGTCATCGTGGACGGTCCCGGTCGGCGGGTAGATGTAGCCGCGCTCCGATGCCAGCCGGTAGATCGCGTGCCAGCGCCGATCCCGGAAGTCGCCCTCTGCCCACGCTCGGCGTGCAGCCGCGTAGGTGCTCCGGTCGTAGGTCTTCGTCATCGAACAGTCCCAACAGGCTGAACAGCAGCGGGTGACGTGGCCTCGAACCAGGAGCCGTCCTCGGCGCCCTCCTGCGCGCCAACGGCCTCAGGCTGCTGTTGAGCCTTCGTAGAGATTCCGTCCACCGTCGCCTGGTAGCCGTCGCCACGGCGTTGCGGGCGCGTCGTGGCGCGCGCGTCGCGTCGCGTGCGGGGCTCGTCCGTTACACGGGGCGTTAGCGCTGGCGTTACATCGCCGTTACCGGCACCGTTAGCCTCGGCGTTAGCAGGCGCGTTACGGCGCCGTGACCGGAACCGTGCAACCCGGTCGGCGATGGTGGTGTCGCCTTCCTGGAGGATCTCCCAGCCCTCGACGTCCAGACCGCCGCCGGCGGCGGCCACCAGATCGCCCTGCAGGATCAGGAAAGGCACCTGGCGGGCGAAGCGCCGACCCCTCCCGGCCGGGCCCTCGAGGAGCACGCGCAGGAGCCGCTCCGACTCGAAGTGCCCGCGCCGCGGCTGCTCCTCGGCGAGCTCGAGCATCCCGTAGAACGCCACGATGGCATCGGGCCCGTAGGCTGGCCGGCGCGGCGAGCCGTCGTCGTTGCACGTGCCGAACGCCTTGCGGCGATAGGTTCCGACGACCTGGCGGATGGTGTACCGAGGCGGCATCAGATCACCGTCCTGACTAGACTTGTGGGTCCCGAGACGGGTCCAGGCGCATAGGAGGCGGTCCGTTGCCACAAATCGACGGCACGAAGCTCATCGAGATCCTCTGGAACGACGCATTCAGGACGGTCGTGGGATCGGAATACCAGGGCGAGCCGGTCGACCCCGAGGCGGTGTGGGCCTGCCTTCACGAGCGGCTCGAGGAGCTCGGCCTCGAGCTCGACGTTCGCGCCAAGGGCGGGTCGGGACCCGTCTCCCCCCCGGAGATCAACGGCGTCCCGGTGGAGGACATCGTCCGGCTGGCGAGCGGCTACGAGGGCAACGACTAGCTTGGTCTTGGGCGGCACGGTCAGCTCGCCTCCTCTCCCTGCCATTCGCGCCGCACCCGCGCCCACCAGCCGAGGTGTTCGATCGTCACGTTGTGGCGCATGACGGCCCGGAACGGCCGCCGCGGGTCGGCGGTGACGTAGCCGCCGCACGCGCAGCGCCGCGTCTCGAGGACGGGCAGTTCGGCGGTCGGGCGGACGTGCGCGCTCATCGCCCCACCGAACGCATTAGGCCGCCTGTGGTGGCTGGTCTCCCAGCGGGCGACCTCAGCGGCCGTGTGGGCGGGCATTTCGCGTCCGTCCCAGCCGTGCCCGCGATCGAGCGAGGTCCGGCTGCAGGGGCGCCCGTGGCCCCAAGGGAGGGGCTTCGGCAGCGGCGGATGGACCGCGATCGCCACGCCGCACTCGCACGTCGGGCCGTCGAGGTCGATCGCGCCGAGGGCCGCTGCCCGCTTCTTCCCCTTGGCCAGCAGTGCCCGTCGGGCGGCGACCAGGTTGCGTTCGCGCCAACGTCCGCGCTTGTGCTGCGCCGGGCCGTCGCCGTATCGCGCCGTGGGCCGCCCGCAGCCACGGCAGGTGCCATCGGGCCCGGGGTCGATGCCGGGGCACGTGCTCACGCCGCGACTCCCTTCCGGACATTGCGGCGATGCTCGAGGACCGACTGCCGGCGCCACCAGGACTCGTCGATCTGGTCGGGTCGGAGTCTCCGGATCAGCGGGAGGTCATCGGCCCGGACATACCAGTGCGTGCCGCGCTTCGCCGCCCGGACCCGGCCCTCGGCGATCTCGTGCTCAGCGACTGTCGAGCGTCCCGTCAGGTGGTGGACCTCAGAGAGCGAGAGCCAGCGATTCGCTCGAGCGACGGCCGCGAAGGGTGAATCGTCGGGCACCCGATCAGCGTCGACGTACTGGCCGTGCTTCCTGATGAACACCTCCACGGCGGTTTCCTGGTACAGCCGGACGCGGTTGAGGCCGACCGGGTAGGCGCGGCGTCCGCGGATGAGCCCGCGCTCTTCCCACGTGGCCACGTCCTTCGAGCAGGGGATCCCCAGCAGGCGCGCGACCTCTGACGCGGTCAGGCCGGCGTCGCGCTTGCGCAGCCCTAGCCGCCGCGCCTTGAGCCGGAGGCCGACGACGGAGCGGCCGAGGTGCGTGGCGATCGCCTTGTCTGAGACGCCGCCGAAGCGCGCCTCGAGGTACTCGACCTCGGCAGCCGTCCAGTGCTCCGGGCGGTTCCAGGGGCGCGCTACGTGCGTCCGGCAGATGCAGGCCCAATCGGGATGCGGGCGAGCCCCCCTCACGCCGGCGCCCCCGGCGCGGCGACGCCGTTCGCCTGGCAGACCGAGCAGTCGCAGCCGTTCGGCTTCCCGGAGCCCGTGCAGGTCGCCGGCTCCTCGTGAGCGCAGGCGCAGTTGGGGTTCAGGCAGTTGTACCGGAAGCGGTGGTGGCCCCCGATGGGATGACCACACCGGCAGAGATCGCCGCGGTGCTCCCGGACCAGGGCGCCCTTCCGGAGCGCCACGTCGCGGCCGCAGACCGGGCACGATCCGCGGACCAGCGCGCTCATGCCGGCGCCGGCGTCTGCGCGAAGGCCAGGAGGACGAACGCCAGGCCCAACAGCAGGATCCCCGCCAGCCCGACCAGGTCGCCGCGAGTGACGCGCGTCCGGCACGTGGCGCAGCCCGGGCAGGGCGAGACGCGGTGAGCCTGCGGTGTCATGACCCGGCCTTCGCCGCCAGCATCGGCAGCTTGCCCGCCACCACGAGGTCGGCCACCGTCTGTCCGCCGGCCGTGAGCATGTACGGCAGGAGCTCGCGCTCGAGCGTCGTGTCGCCCGAGTCGATGAACTCGAGCTTGGCCTTCAGCAGGAGAACGTTCGCGCGCCAGCGCCGGCGCCACTCGGCGTCGAGCTTCGCGTGATCGTCGCGGGCGTTCGGGTAGTCGCGGCGGATCTCCGTGATCGTCGGCTTGAGGATCTGGAACCGGAAGGAGTGACCGCCGAGCTCGAACAGCAACTCGTCGCCCTCCGGGCTCGACATCCACCCCTGCTTGCGGACGCCGTGTGTCATGAGGATCCCGGCGATCTCGCCCTGGCTCGCGTTGACCGAGACGGTCGTGCCCTCGGCGTAGCGGCGCGTCACAGCCCGGCCTCCTCTCTCGAGGCCTTCGGCTTCCGCCACGAGGGCGCCTGGGGGCAGCGGGCGAAGTGGCTCTCGCCATCCGCCTCAACCGGCGCCAGCGAGCCCGTCTTGCGCGTCTTCAGCCAGGCGACCCGGGCGCCGCACGAGCGGCACTCGCGGGTCGTGATCCGCGCCGCCGGCGTGATCGCCCACGGCGGGCAGAGCCACGTCTCGCCGCTGGCCACCACGTACCTGTTCATGTCGCCCGTCATCCCACCCGCGCTCCTTCATCCGGTGCGCCCTCGGCGCGAAGCGGGCTCGGCGCGTCTGCTGGTGCGACATCGGTTCCCTCCGTCCCCTCGTCGATGGCCTCGATCC